CAAGGTTATTCTACACAAGATGTAGCAAACCCATCAGAATTACTCCCTAAAGACGATAATAGTCAATGGGCATCTTTGAACCCAGTCAGTCAGAGTAATCCTCAAATGCCTGATTTACTTCAAGCAGGATACCACATTGGTTTAGACACAATTGGCCAAACCATGAAAAACGCCAATCTTCAACTTAGGTCTGACCCAGTCATTCAGAAGGGCGAAAGTGGTCCATGGAACCAATCTACAATTGAACCCGATTTAATGCGTGTTCCTTTGGAAGTTGGTTGCAAGAATTAATCTTCCGTAATAATATATAGGAAGAAAACCATTGGTACATACCACACCCCATACACATAAAAAACTATGACTAAAATCGAATCATTTCAATATAAAAACGGTTTTCAAATGATTCATCAAAAAAGCACACAGCAACTCCCATTGTGTTCTTTCTACATTTTTTGCAATGTAGGGTCGTCCAATGAAACGGACGCGTTACGTGGAATAGCACATTTTTTAGAACATATGATATTCCAAAGTTCCCAGAACAATAAAAGTACACAATCACTGTACGAACAATACGATAAAATGGGCACGCAAATGAATGCCATAACGACAAAACGGTATACGTGTTTTTACATCACTTGTCCGGATGTATATGCCGAAACCGTACTTGCGTTATTTAGTGACATGTTAAATGACTCTAAATTCCCGCAAGAACGCGTTACAGACGAGTTTTACGTAATAAAAGAAGAAAATGCGCGATTATTAGAAGACCATGCATTACAAGCACAAGAACTATTTGAATCGGGACTGTACAAGCACTCTTCATTTGAAGAACCTATTGACCATATGCGATTCCAAGAACAACAACAATCGATGGATTACGACGAATTAGTCCGTTGGTATAATTGGTTTTACGTGCCGTCTAATATGACCATCAGTATTGTCTCTCAAAAACCCATCCAATATTGGAAACGCGTTTTACACGACAAGACCAAGTTTACCTCGAAAAATATTTACCGTAACAATAAAGAAGACCGACCATTGTATGTCTTGGACAAACCGGTCCAATCATTCCCCTATACTTCTACAGTAGAATATGTCGTATCCAAAGACAAGTGGAGTACACATACACAATGCATTGTAGGATTCCGTACAGTAAACCATTATTCCGATAAAAAGCACATTTTCGATTTATTGACCCATGTATTGAATGGAATGAGTGCCCGACTATTCCGTATTTTGAGACAAAAACACCAATTGGTGTATTCTGTACAGTCTGTTACCGAACATTCGGAATTCATCGGGTATTTTTCCATACAAACGGAATGCAGCAATCGTTATTTACTGTACAATCAAAAACGCGAAAAACGCGGGGTCTTATATCATATATTGACGATTTTTAGACGATTGGCTTTAGAAGGAATTAGTGAAAAGGAATTGTCCGTAGGAAAAGACCGTATAAAGAGTTCTCTCCAAATCGAAGCGGAAAATTTAGGCACGATTTGTAAACACAATGGCGAAATGCATCTTATTCATGTTCAAGCCAATGCTGCCAATTCAAGTCATAATCAGAAACCGGCCATTGTATCGCATTTGGATATGTACAACCAGTATTATGACTCCATTACAGTAGACCAGATTAATTATGCTGTACGGGAATACTTTCAAAAGGATCGAATGGTTGTCTCCATTGTATCCAAATCACCACCTAATGTAAATCATTTACGGAAAACATGCAATCGCTATTTTGTATCCAACCGAACCCGTAAAAACAAAAACATTTAGGCATTATATAGAAGATTGTTTGTTTGTTTGTAGTTTGAGACAAAAATAAACAAATGGAAGAGTATTATGTATACGCAGTAATTATATTTGTAGTAGGACTGTGTTTGTGGTACTATTATCAAAATAGCGATGCCATCCAATTAAAATGCGTTGTTTCTACAGTAGACGGAAATGAGTATTGTGTACGGGAACGTGCCCAATTGCAAGATGCGGCCGATTTATTGGCAAAAGTGACTACCAAATGTAAAGCATTGGTCACCTATATGAATCAAAAACATCCGGATGATGACCGTACACAACGATTAGTATCGAATTTCAACCCGAAAAAGATCATGGAAACCTTGCCCACTAGTTCGTACACGGCCTATAGTGAAAACAAGGGAGAGAAAATCGCGTTTTGTTTAAGTCCGAAAAAGAAAAATGGCGAAGACCGGTTGATCGATGAACATACCTTGACTTTTGTGGCCATCCATGAGTTGTCTCATGTAGCCACTAAATCGGTTGGACACAAAACCGAATTCTGGGAGAATTTCAAGTTCTTATTGGAAAATGCTAAAGAAGCCAATATACATCAACCGCGTGATTATAGCAAAGACCCGAAAGAATATTGCTCGATGGATATCCGAGACAATCCATACTACGACCTCTAAAAATGATTATACTGATGCAAAAATTGAATGACTTGATTTCAAAAAGACCAGTCTCGTAATTCAGTACTTCTACAGTATTAAACTACGTAAATTTACTACCATGTCTAATTTAGCGGCTACCCGTAGAGTGCGGGTGGCACGTCAACAACAGACGTTCGTACCGGCTAATAGTACAATTACCCCAGACCGTCCTGTACGATTGCCATTGACTACAACCGCGAAAGAACTAATTGCAGCACAACGCGAAGAAGTCTATCAATCGTTCAGAGCAGCGGAGACAGCAAATCGCAGAGCCTTTTTGGAAGGCGATGATAAAGCAACCGCAGAATACATCTTCGAAAACCAACGGGAGGATGCTATAGAAGTTGCTAAAAGGTTTGAAGATGATCTATATTGTAGGGTAGTGAGTGTTCAAAAGAAGACCAAATTAGGAGCAGATGGATTTATGGTGTATCTTGCCCATTTGTTGACCACTCATAGTGATGATTGTAAAGTAGTAAACCCAAAAAATGTTCGCATATTAACGGCTATGAGTAATGTTCAATGGGAACGCGATATGATTGAAAAGACCCCTGGTGTATTCAAAAAATGCATATTTCATCATGGCAAGTTGTCGAAATCTGATTTAACTAACTTGAAAAATGGGTTGATTATTATCGATGAAATAGACAATGGGGATAAGGAGTATCAAGTACTTCACTCAATCCTCCATGCAGCGGGTGTTCTTGACATACAACATATGATCGACAACAACAATCGTTTCGTCATTATTTCTGCCACAATGATTAAAGAACTACAACATTTGTATCGTTGGGGTCGTTATCATGAATCATACACGATGGAGATTCCCGAAAACTACTGTGGTCATATTGAGTTACTGAATATGGGTATCATCAAAGAATTTTACCCGTTAAATAATGCCCAGAACGCAGAACGATGGCTTAACGAAGACATTTTTGGTAACTACGGAACAGAATATAGAGTTCACATTGTACGAGTGACCAACAAAACAGTTGATATTGTACAAAATGCCTGCATCCGCAATGGTGTACAATTTATGAGACATACTTCTACCGAAATTTTGACACCTGATGAAATCAATGTTCTATTTAATGAACCTCTAACGTCACATGTCGTATTGGCAGTAAAGGGCTTTTTGCGACGTGCGAACTTGATTTGCAACCGATGGAAACTTATTATAGGGGCCATGCATGAACATTACTGTAAGAAAGTAGATAACAACGTTCAAATCCAAGGACTTGTTGGTAGAATGACTGGATACTGGCTAGATGTTTTACGCAATGGTCATAAAACAGGTCCTTACCGAACATCAATCGATGCCGTGCTTGAATACGAACAAGTCTATGCCGAGCCATTTGGTGACAATGACTACCAAACAAATGGTTTCGTTAAGAGAAAAGGAAGACCACCCAAATCGAAAAACACCTTACTTTCTCCTCATAACATTAGAAATCTAGTGGCTATTCCTGCTCCTGTAGTAAGGGCTAAGGGACAATGTGAAGTATTGGTTTTGACTTTGACCATTGATCAAGTGGAGCAATTCTCCAATCACGAAGCCATGCTAAATGTAATCCATATGCACGATGAGGCATACTATCTTAAATACCAACAGTTCATTCCAGCATGCTGGAGAATTGACACTCCTGATAAGGAAGATAAATATGGCTTGAGAGGACTATTAGAACCCAATGCACTCTCTACAGTTACTAACATTAGACATCGCACGCGCAATTATATAATGATGTATCTGTATCAAAATAAACTAATTGTAAGTCCCTGGAAAGGTGATGAACTTGTGGACAACGAAGAGGAAGTGTAAAACCTTGAAGATTTAAAATGGGACATTTTCAATCTTTCAGGGTCAGATACCAGTAACAAAAAAACAAAAAACAAAAAAATAGTCTTTTAACCATTAAATTAAGAAGAATCTTCTTTTTTTTGCGTTCAAGAATTTTACCGAAAAAACAAAGTCCCGGGGTATTGTATAAGCAATAAATCAAAAAAAAGAAGGAACCCAAAATATAAAAAAAAATAACAAAACAACCACATGTTATTTACCAATCGAAACCCGCCCGTTAAGAAATCCAAAGTAAAAACATCCGGGGGTGGTGGGGGAACTTTAGTATATCAAACCAAAGTACAATCGAATAAGCGGACACGGTACAGTAATACTGTAGAAAAACAGATTCAACGGACACCTGCAAATACAAATGGTGTACCAATCAATACATCTTCTTCTACAGTGTATCCAGGCGCTGATCAAAAAATACCAGTTGCCTTTGGTTTGCGTAAAGATGCGGTACAAATGAAATTCATTCAAGGATTGGATAATGAATCGAAAACAATTGGTTCTACAACTACTACCGTACTAAAGAAACATTCTACAGTAAAAGTACGGGAAAAAACAATCCCGAAGGTACCCCCTTCAACTGATCCCGGTGTAGTGAAACAATGGATCGAATCTTGTGTTCAAGATAAAGTATCCAAAATCAGTTCACCCAATGAAATTATTCAATTGATTAATAAACAATTGGATTCCAAAATCCCTAAACCGGTTAAAACAATTTCTTTAGCCGATGTGGAAAAAGTGGTTCAACAAAAAATGCCTAAAGTCATGTCTCCAGAAGAGGTCGACCAAAAGATCCAAGAAAAGATTCCTAAACCGGTTAAAACAATTTCTTTAGCCGATGTGGAAAAAGTAGTTCAACAAAAAATGCCTAAAGTGATGTCTCCGGAAGAAATCGACCGGAAGATTCAAGAAAAGATTCCTAAACCGGTTAAAACAATTTCTTTAGCCGATGTGGAAAAAGTAGTTCAACAAAAAATACCGGTCATTCCGGAAATGCCCAAAGTGATGTCTCCGGAAGAAATCGACCAGAGAATTGTTCAAAAATTGGAAACTTTACCAGACCCACAAACCATAGTAGAGTCTTATGTACAGTCTAAATTACAAGATATTCCCACACAGAAGACCATAGAAGAATTAGTGGAGAAATATTTAGAGACAATATTACGCGATACTTCTTCTACAGTAGAACCCGACGATAGTACCATAATGGAAACAGCAAAAAGTCGATTTGAGGAATTAATTGAACCAGCCGTTGGTAGAATTGTACAGCGTATTATTCAGTACGAGTACCAAGGGAAGGTATTTTTACAACCCGATGGCCATGATTCTACTGTAGAAGAATATGGTAATTATGGTAATCCTTACAAAGACAATGATGATGAAGACACGCATTCCATCAATTTAGACATTCAATATGGCGAAGTCTATGACAATCAAGACCAGGGACAATTTGATGCTCCTATTATTGATACATCCGAAACTATGGCAATGGAAAATCCATTAATGGATAGGAAAAAACGCAAAAGTATTATTGAAGCCATTACCAATCCCACGCCTATTGTACGGTCGGAAGACACTCCTAATTTTGATATGGGTGCTGTTTATCAAAAAGACGACAAGGTTATGTATGAAAACGAATTGCGTTCAGAATTCCGTAGCAGTCGCAAATGGGTACGATTGGGCAATGGAATCGAAAAAGGAAGCGTACTCGATGTAGCCATGGATAGAGGTAACCGTAGAGTGTATATTGCGGGCCATTTCAAACACGTAAACCGTGTGGCAATGGAAAATATTGCCGTGTACGATATTAATCTTCGTGGATGGTCCCAAGTAGGTGGTGGTATAAGTGGACTAGTGACATGTATCGCCATCTATGAGAAATCGCAAATCATTTTTGTAGGTGGATTGTTTTCTAAAGTAGGAGGAAAAGGAGACGACCAAGTCCAGGCTGTTAATGTGGCCGCCTACTATGTAAAACAAAAACGATGGGCCGCACTCGGTGATGGATTAAATCGCGAATGTAGTACCCTGTACTTTGACGAATCATCTGAGACACTATACGCGGGTGGTTCTTTTACCCAGAGTGGTACGGCCCCGATTCATTATGTGGGACTGTACGATCTAGCCAGCAATACTTGGTCCGGTTTGAAAAACGGCGAATTAAACGGACCATGTAGAACCCTTTGTAAAGTAGACAAAGACCTTTATTTAGGTGGTCTTTTCACACACGCCGGTATGGGCCATTCAGATATTTATGTCTCGTACGTAGCGAGATACAGTATGGAAACCAATACATGGTCTTCGTTATCGGGTGGTCTACAGGGGTACTGCAATGCGCTGGCATATGATGCTGTAGAAAATGCCATTTATGTTGGTGGTACGTTTACTAGCGTGGGTGACCGTGAATACGCTCAAACTGCCCATCATATAGCGAAGTACTATGTAGAGCATCAGAAGTGGGATACTATGGGAGGTGGAGTGAACAATGTAGTGAATTCTCTCTGCTTTGATTCTACACACAACAGCCTCTATGTTGGAGGTACTTTTACTGCTCTACATGAAGACGCTGGCACTACTGTAGTGAATCGCATTGCTAATTACATTCCATATACACAAAAGTGGCAAGCATTACCAAATCACTTTCCACGATGTAAGGTATCGCAAGAAGACGAAGGTAATGATAATGTAGGATTGAATGGAGTATGCAAAGTTCTCTCCATGGATAGAAAATCTTTGTTTATTGCTGGATCATTCCAAATCGCCGGTAACATTACAGCCAATTCAATTGTTCGATACGTGATTGATCGTTAAAGATGGCTGAACTTGTTATATCAGAATCGTCGCGTGACTACAAGAAAATACAAAAAGGGCGTGAGTCCATTGGAGAAATTTTAGATGAAAAAAATATGGAATATATAGAATTACAAAAAGAGTGTAACTCTATAAAAGAACACATTGCCCAGCACGAAAAGGATATACAAATGGCAGAATTCAATATCAAGACGTCTCGCGAATCCATTCTTGGATTAGAAGAAGATTATAAAATGAAAAATACTATTTTATTGGCAAAGAAAGAATGGATGGATGGTATTGAATGTGTACTTCATAAATCAGGTGGTCGTGTTGATTTGGCATCATCTTCTACAGTAAACTCACCGGTGATTGCCAAAAATAAACCTTTTGTACCGACCAGTAGAACTAGTTCGGCTGGTAAAAAGCCCAAGAAAACATTAGCAACCACTGTAACTCGTTCTCCTGGAAGAAAGAGAAAAGAACCACCAACCGATTCCACTCCGTCGACTCCAATAACACCTACTCGTTCTCGTTCTAGACAAACGACACCAAATAAAAGACAAAAGAAAAATGAGACAACAGAATCGAACAGTCAAACCAGTTATAGTAAAGTTGAGATTAACATAAAAGGGAAACCCCAGACCGTTTTGAAGGACAGTAGAGGTCGATTTACGAAAAAAGATAAACTTGTAGAGAAGCCTGATAAGAATGAAGAAGAGGAGGTCGATGAAGAAGGCAATGTGGAAGAGGATGAAGAAGAAGAGGATGAAGAAGAGGAACAAGAAGAAGAAGAAGAAGAAGAAGAAGAAGAGGAAGACGATGATTCGATAAGACGATGATTCGATAAGACGATGATTCGATCGTACAAAAAAAGAATATTAGAAGAAAGAAAAAGTAAAATAAATTATCCAATTTATAATATACACGTTACAATATATAGTAATTAATTAATATTTTTAACAACATAGATGAATAGGCCAAATAAAGTTTGTATTGTGAGTCCAAATAAGAAACAGTCTATTTATACATTGTCTTTCGATCAGACTGATTCAGTTAATTTGTATTACGATGATACTGTACAAACCATCAAGTATAAAATCATCGATGCAATACAAAGAGATACAAATTTAGTAGAGTTGACTAATATTTGTTATGAAGAAATGTATTTATTTGGAGTTGTGGAGAGAAGTTTCGACGTATTTGAATGGTACAAGATGATTTCTCTCAATCATACTATTTCCGTTACTACATCGATTATTCTACAGTGGATTCGTACAGTACAAACAACACCTGGGTCTACTAGTGATCGGGATATATTGCGTCTATTGGATTCCTATGAAATCAAATCCAGTAAAAAGACACGAATATGGACATATGAAAAAATAATAAAGTTGCCTTTTTTCTCTCAAACCCGTACAATATTACAAAAAGTACCATTTGGGATCCGCAGTCGATTGAATCTTTTAGGCAAAACGACCGAATTATTCACGTACGATGAAGCCTATTGTGCCAATCCAATAGATTTAGACAAATCTTATTTATCCAATCCAATACATGAAAAGCGCCAATCGATTCCAAAAGACGACGAATTTCTGGTTCATTATGGAGTGGCACATGAACATACTTTGTATTTGGTTTTAGCACGCGATGTATTGAAACAGTACAAACACTTGAAAAACACACCTGAGGCTTTAGTCAAGCATTATTACCCTTATTTATATGAAACGCAACTTGTAACAGACGAAGATTTCCAAAGTGAACTGGACCGCAAGGCAAAACGTACAGAAGACCAAGTGCAAAAACGAAGAGGTTTGTTCCGTAATCCAGATTTACTGTACCAAGTCTATCATGATGAACAAAACGAACCCTTTCCTTATTTGTCTCAAGGCATTGATGAATTTTCCATCGGCTTAGAAAACCAGAATCGTTTTTTACAGTTTCATTCTACATTGGAGACTATATTTCAATCGATTCATGCAAAAGAACATGTGCCATTCTTGTTGTTTTACAAGAACCGCGAAGAAATCCATACGCGTATCTACTGCAATACAACCAATGAAGAAAACAAAAAGATACCGTCATTGAGTACACATTTAATCAATGAATTTGCCCGTAAACCCAAACATAAAGACCCACATTTGCTCTTTTATGTTCAACATACTGACAAGAAAAGTACATTGGAAGATTTTGTACAAGTGATTGTAGAAGAAAATGGAGTAATACGTGTAGCCGGTAAAACACCACGTCTCATGACGAAAAACGAATTTTCGGAATGGTTCCTGCCATGGATGAATAATTTATTGGAATCGTTCCGGCCTTTTTTGCATAAAAAGGGATATGAATTGCCGAAATTGCAAAGTCTGTATGACCCGAATATCAAACTGTACAGTATGCATATATTGTATAAATTCACTACGAATGTTTCTCTCGATTTATTGAAACCACAATGTCTACGGTTTTTATTGGAAGAAGAACCCAATCCACGGGAAAAGACTGGGGGATATGGTAGTCAACATTATCGATACAAACGGGTGGAACATTATCAAGCATTGAATCCCGAAGAAGAAATCATTTCTACTTTATTGAAGATGGATGGTCGAGTGAAACATGTAAAGAAACGATTGAGAGAAATGTGGAAAGACAAAAGTCCCCATGAAATTCAAAGTATATGGAATCAATACAGTACAAAATACACGAATATACACGGTGTATCGGCTAAACGTACTATGCGTAGTTACATTCATGCTGGATTTCCTGTAGAAGTAATACAACCGTCCTTTACTGGTGAATGTACTGTTCATATTCGCAACATTGACAATTTCTGGTATTTGGATTTTTTGAAGATGTATTGGGAGAGTATTTGTCGATTGCATGGTAATATTTCCGTAAAACCGGAATTGCGAGTTCAATGGTTGAAAACGGCATCTTTTCTACAGGATACTACTGTAGATGACCCTGGATTTGATGCACGTATGGATGAACGTGTATTACCAGTCGAAGATGAGGACGCTGATGAAGACGAAGACGATGCTGGAGTAGATGGTATGCCATTAAAAGAACTCGATGATGAAGATGATGAATTGGACCCCGATGCTATACTCAAATATGATTCCGATTCCGATTCGTCTGTATCGGGTTCGGGTTCGGAAAGTGACGACGATGGTGATGGTAATAACGATGATAATAACAAAAATGACCAAGACGAAAATGAGGATGGGAGTAAGAAGGACGAAAACAAGGACGCTGATGATTTTTGGGGAGGAGCAGGCAAACAGAAGGACAGTACAAGAAAAATGGTAAAACGTCCTCATACTGGTAGACGCAAAGGGATTGGTCAATATTTTGAAAAACGCATTCAAAGCCGTTATCCCCGTTTTGAAGAGAAATTCGGGAATTACAACAAGATCTGTATTACATCCAATGAAAACAGACGTCAACCCATTATAATGACAAAAGAAGAGAAGGAAAAAATGGAAGAAGAATTCCGTAATTCAGGACGCAAACCCTATGACGAACAAGAAGTATTACAATATGGCGAGGACAATAAGGGAGACCCTTTGTACTATACATGTCCTCGATTTTGGTGTATGAAACCGGGCAATGAGCGCGAATTGAGCGAAGAAGAAGTGAAATCCGGTGTATGTGGTAAAGTGATTCAAAATATATCCAATCCAGGCGAAAATGAATATGTTTTTGACAGAGGAGTAGATGAAAATGGCAATGCCAAATTTAAGAATCCCGAATTCGTGAATACCAAAAAGGCAAATTGTTTACCATGTTGCTTTCTAACATCAGGACAAAAACAAAAAGAAAACCGGAAAAAGTGCAATCCATCGGCTTATGACCCAAATAACCGGAATAACAACAAAGAAGACAAGAATACTTTAGATGATGCACAAATGGAAGACGAAATGAAGAAATACGACAATACTAGTTTCATCTACAGTATTGACCATAAGAACAGTAAAATTGAGGAAGGTCGATATGCAATTCTACCCATGGCGATTCAATCTATGATGAATATTGATACACAAAAGTGCATTGTGAAAAAACGCGTAAAAGATGATTGTTTAGTGTATTTCCGTAGAGGTGTAGAACATCATAAAACACAATCGTTTTTATCAGCATTGGTTACTACATTGGATGAAACCGAGAGAAAAACGGAAATTCCAATGCGAGTATCGGAATTGAAAAAGAAATTGCCCGATATTATTAATTTGGACCATTTTGTACGGGCTCATAATGGGTCATTGGCGGCGCGGTTCCATCCACCAAAACCCAAGGCAGTGAATGTAGAGAAATATAAGCGTAGTCAACTGTACAAAACATTGAATTTGGAACAAGAAACCCAGAGCCATTTTTTCCATTCTACAGTACAAGCCTATGAAGAATTCATTCGCTATTTGGGCGATTCTACAGTATTGATCGACCATACCTTTTTATGGGATTTGATAAGCATGCCCGGTGTGTTTTTTGAAAACGGGGCTAATTTGGTCATATTGGAAGAGAAAAACGACGATATGAGGACCAAAGTCGATATGATTTGTCCAACAAGTGCATATAGTCAAGTATTGTACGAAGACAAGAAACCCAATGTGGTGATGTATTTAGAAGACGGGTTTTATGTTCCTATAGTTCAATACTTCCGTAAATATAACCCGGTGGCCGTACAAAATGTGAAGTTGAATATGCTAATCACCAAAGTATTGAAAAAGGAATTTTTACCGGACTTTTTCAAACAAGTCTTTTCTACGGTGAACGAACGATGTATACCCCAGTCTACTATACGAAAACAGAAGGTCAAGTCCAATTATCATATTAAGAAGTATTTTCATTTATTGGAAGACAAGATTACGAAATTGGTCATGAATTACCAAGGCAAAACCATAGGAATGATTGTAGAATACAAAAAATACGGGTTTTATTTGCCATGTTTCCCATCTACAATGAATGTATCAGATACGATTGACACAATATGGATGGACGATGTACGATGGAAACCTTATGCAAAAACGTATGAATTTTTAGATTCAATGAGCAAACGAGACAGTATACCGTGTAAACCGAAATATGCATTGGAAGACAAACAAATGATTGTAGGGATAATCACGGAAAGCAATCAATTGGTTATAATTGACCCACCGGTGGGAAAAGAGGAGAATTTATCCATTCATTTGCCATTGATTTCTACAGGGAATACATTTGAAGCCGAGCGGAATATTTCGAACTATTCTAATACCGACCATACTGTAGAACCAGAAATTACGAAAATTGAGTTGGAATATAAGAAATATCGCAGTTTCCGTGGTGTGTTTCGTATTCTCATGTCATTGGCTATTCATCAACCTACTGTAGAAAAAATGCATAAAATATGCGTAAATACGAAATATACGTATAGGTATAAATTATATCATGTGACCCGGATTTTGAAACGGATTGGCAAAGAATCGGTTCAATTTGCTATGATAGACGACGAAGTTGTATTGGATACATTGGCCAATACTATGGATTGCTGTACAGACGAACCTACTAATGAACGCAAAAAATATTGTTTGGTGTCTCGTGATAATGACATAGACCATATTTGGTTTCCGCAGAAAAACTTGGTAAGTGGTGAAGACAATGAAGTGGTTTATTATATGCGAATGGGTGATGAATTGATCCGAAATAAACGGATTCACATGTTTATGTTTTATCCAGAACAATACATGAATATTTCGTCGTATGAATATGAAACTGCTGAAACCGAAATATTGATTCCTCTACGGTTAATCCCTTCGTATTTGAAATCGTTGCTGCCCCCCAAACACGGAAATTATGGTAAACATATACCGTTTGAACAGGCTGTACCAGAGGTTGTTTTACCTAATAAAGAGGTGGACTGGCAATAGATTGAGTTGAGTTGATTGATAAATTATATTGGGTTCAATATAATTTACTTAATGGTTAATGAATTATGTCACAAAAAAAAGAATATAAGTGATTATTTTTACGGTTTTTATGAGGGTATTTTTATATGGCACTTACTTCTTGAAGTGAACCTTTAAGTATCTTTGAAGATTGAAGTAACTAAGAGTATCATTAGGTCCAGTCTTCAATAGTTTCTTCAACTTTGCATCAGGTAGAATGATTCTTCTGTTCTTCTCGTCTTGAAGATCGTTTGATTTGACGTATTCGTGGATTTTCTTACTGATGGAAGTTCTGGCCATAAGAGTTCCAGCGGGTTCACCAACGAATTTGGCAAGTTCGTCACTGATAGGAGTGGGCTTCTCGAAACCAGAGACCTTTCCAGATGAAGCACTCTTCTTCTTCTTGTTGGTCTTCATCATCTTGGACATGCGAGCAACTTTCTTCTCGATGTTCTTGACTCTGGCCTTGATTTGAGTATCAAGAGCAGACCTATCTTGGATAAGTTTTAATAAATCGGCAATCTCAGTGTTGACTTCAGTTGAGATATCGGCCTTCTCTGCTCCTTCAGTTGCTTCAGTCTCGACCTTTGGGACTTCAACTGGCGCTGTAGTGGCTTCCTTCTTGGAGGACTTCTTTGCTTGCTTTTCGGGGACGGATACGGTTGATGTAGTGGCTTTTACCATTGTGATTATACTTTAATATAGGTGCTTGCTTTAAGTTCATGTTTACATAAATATATTTATTATTTTTGTAATCGTAATTTGAAACTACATATCAAGCCCATTTTTAATTTTCCAGTTCAGTTTTCGACCCATTTTTCTAAAAATGTATTAATTAACACACTTTCTTATCATATTGATACTTTTCATACGAAAAGTGTAAGCAGGATTTATTGAGAGACACTTTTTTGGGTATCACTGTACAGTCTGCTAACAAAAAATCGAAAAATGATTAAATACTTTTAGCAAAAATTGAATTAAATATAATCTATGTATTAGACTATACAAATACCAAGTCTATTACAGTCTTATCGTACGCCAAAACTCTTTATAACAGCACTCACAAACCAAAACTCTTTTATTAGAACAATGCAATCATCAAACGCCTTAAAATATATCAAGACTTCCGAATGGGATGTCGAAGCGAATCGTTATATGCAACCAAGAGTTTCTGATCGTGGATTGAAAATGATCTCTATTATCAGCAACCAAAAGAATAAAAAACTTCACATTCAAATTCCTGCCACTAAATGCTGGGGAATCGAAGATTATGTCGACCCAGCCACGCAAGAATCAGATGGCAAGTTCAAAGCGAAATTCCATTTCACTGACAATGGTTCGCCAGAGTCACAAGAAACTTTAGAAAAATTAAAGGCATTTGAAGAAAAACTAATACAAGACGCAGTCACTAATTCAATGACCTGGTTTGGTAAGAAACTCAGTAGAGAATTAGTTGAAGACCGATACATGGGCTTCTTAAAGGTGGGTAAAAATAAAGAAACCAGAGAACCCGACCCAAGTCGTGGATACTACTTTTCGCCTAAAGTAAATTGCTATGACAATAAATGGGACATTGAGATTTTCAATATTGAGAATCAGTCTATTGTATTCCCAGGTGAAGAAGTTGGAGACAGAACACCAGTTGATTATGTCAGCAAAGGTGATGATGTGATTGGTGGAATCGAATGTAAATATGTTTGGATTGGTCCTAAGGGATGGGGTGTAACATGGGCATTGAAGCAATGCGCAGTAAAACCTAAGGATTTTGATACAACCGAAGGATTGTTGCAATTGGATTTAGGACAATCATTTGATTCACCAGCACCAGTCAAAAAAGCACCTGTTAAACCTCAACCTAAGGTTCAAGAAACTGTAGAAGAATCTACTCCAGAAGAAAAGGAAGAAACTGTGGAAATGAAAGCCAATCCACTTGTTGATACACCTAAACAGGAAAACTTTGTTGAAGATAGCGATGAAGACCAAGAGCAAGAACCAGAACCAGAACCAGAACCAGAACCGGTCAAAAAAGTGGTCAAGAAAAGTGTTGTCAAAAAAGCAGTACCTGCTAAAGAAGAACAACCAGAAGCAGAAGCAGAACCAGAACCAGAAGCAGAAGCAGAAGCAGCCCCCAAAAAAGTAGTCAAGAAAGTCGTTCGCAAGAAAGCATAAATAAAAGCAGTCACAATTTTAATTCATAGGTTTTAACAATTAAGTAAATCAATCAATCAAAATCAATAAAAAAATGTTCTAAATAATAGAATATTTTTTCTACAGTCCTTTTTTCTTAACGACGAATACCCATAATAACGGTGTATGCACTATTGTTGTATCCACCATTGGAATAATCATTATAATTGTTGTTCATGGCATTTTGTTTTTTGTACCGTACATAGTCACTAGAATCGGGTACAAATTTTACATTTGTGTTGGATGCCTCTACACCAGAACCATCACAATTGGAAATAATTGACCCAAATCGATGACGAATACCACCTCGAGAACGATGTGTAGGGTTGGGTCCACCGCATACATAATCGTTACGGGCTAAAAAGTCACCACTATTATTGACGGCACGAAATGGAGTAATAACACGGTCTTTTCCATTTACTTTACCGGTAGCATATTGAGTGTTCCATGCAGAACGTAATAATCTTCTTGTCATTGCTTGTTCACCATCTTTGTAATTCAATATAGTCTGTTTTGCGGAAATACCTTGTTGGCCTCCGCCTAAATTCGTTCCTCCTAAAGACATGATGTTTTCTAATATATACATAGGCAATACAAATAGTTTAGGCGATAGATTGTAGATTTATTTATAGGTAGTCATTTGTATACCCACCTTCGCACCTCATTACACCCCCATATAGTATTACAAAAAATGGACAACCAATCACAGAACTTCAATGTAGATAATCTTACTCTACAGTTTTTTACAAATAAGCAGACCTATAAGAAATATTTAGCCAAACAAGACCCCGATACATATGAAAAGAAACAATTGGATTATGATCATTGGAGAGAACACAGTACAGGAATACATGAAATTGTACAAGAAGGTCTAGAATGTCCCGAAGATATTATGCCTAAACCTCTCCGCGATGCTTTTCAACATTTTGCAAAAGAAGCGATGCTTTTAATTGAAAAACGACAAAATGCTGATGAAGAAAAAGAAACCCGTTGGAAAAATACTGTAGAAGATGGTTTCGGTGAAAAATGCCTAAATGAAAAGGACAATGAAGATGAAACTCTTTTCTCTCAAGTAGAAGATTTACAAATCGAACCGAAGAATCCAATAGAATACTGGAAAATGCAAAAGGTATTCAAAAAAAAATAACCATATATTGTAAATAATGGTATCATCAAGTTCACGGAACAAAAAGGCTGTAAAAAGGCCTAACGTCAACTCGAATGCGAAAACAAAAGGAAAGAAACAGAAAAAAGTGAATACGAAAATCGATAGAAAGTTTAGGAAAACAATTAAAACGCCTAATTCCATTTCGACGGTCAATAAATATTGTAGTCCCTATGGTAATCTTAATCGGGTGAAAAAAGGGTCATGTTTCTCTCCAGATGCTGTTTTGAATTTGATAGAAGGATACAATAATAAATATCCACAAGACCGAATACCGATTGAAATGGATTCTTCTACAGTTCTTTCTAAAATGAAATCGAGAGAAATGATGAATATGCTAAAGGAAAAAATGCGCAATAAAGCCACTTGTGAAGATGATGTTTGTTGGATTGATTCATTAATGCTAAACCCATCGGACAAAACCAAATATAAGAAATTACTGCACAGACCAAAACGACCCGCTGAATGGGACCGCAACCCGAATACGTGGTTGAGTAGTCTCGATATACAAAATGTGCTAAACCAATACGAAAAGACCCATCCTGAATTCCGTTTCTTTGGACCATCGCCCATGGATTTTGATACGCGGTATGATGATAAAAGTTGTGTATGCAATAATTTATGCAACTTGTCTCTACAGGATGAATACAAAAAGGGTATACGGAAAATTGGAGTGGTATTCAATGAAGATAAATCGGGTGAAAATGGATCACACTGGGTGGCCTTTTTTATTGATTTAGATGACCGCTTTTTGTTCTACTATGATAGTGTGGGGAATGAAATGTTAAGTGGCATGAAACGATTCAAGAAAAAAATGCTAAAGCAGGGCAATGAATTGTTCTCTCCCAAAAAAATGAAATTTCATCAAAATAATTTCAGCCATCAAAAGCGAAATACCGAATGTGGTATGTATTGTATTTATTTTACCATTTCTATGTTATTACGTCGAGTGGACATTTTAGCCGACCCGGCCAGTAATCAAGACCCGGCCAGTAATCAAAATGGTGGTAATGAAGAAGTAAAAGAAACTGATTTAAGCCGTACCATGAACTTGAAGGAATTACTGCATTATTTTACTAAACAACGAATCCCGGATTCCTTTGTTTTTCAATATAGACAACATCTATTTGGGGGAACCTCATAGAGACTCCCGTACTTTAGGAAGTATGTGGGGGATATTTACAGTAGAAAATATAACCATTTTGTACTGTATCTTGTTGGTACGGGCGAGCGAAGCGAGCCAATAATGGATGCCCTGTACAAAAGCATAACGATATGAGTGCGATTATATCATCCCTCGGATATATTGTATACCATAAAACAAGACTCCAAATAATGCACTTCTCAATAAAATACCATTTGTATTGTAATTTCCATCGGCATTGTGTATATTCAAAAAGGATAATCGTTGGAAAACCATTTTATCAACCAATGTCAATTGAAATACCAGGAACAAAAGTCCCACTAAAATGGGCAATTGAATTGTCTCCAATAAAGAATCTCGATAAGACTCTTTCGATTGTTGTGCACGATGGTTCCTAATTTTATCTTCATTAATGGCGTCGTATTGTTTCATGTAATCGGCCGTTTTTTGAACACTATTGGATACAGGTGGTACATAATTCGGTTGAACTTGTGGGTCTTGTACTAATTCAGTGGTATCGAATGGAATGTCTCGGGATGGTAAAGTCGCTTGATTCGGTGGTAAATATTGTTCTTGAACTTGTGGTTGTTGTGGTACACTTAGTCCTGAAACTTGTGCCATTTGTTGGTGTTGTGGTGGGGGTAGAGTTTGTTGATTTTGACTCGATGGAGTAGGCATTGATGGTACAGATGGTGGTGGGTGACCATAAGGATTGGGATGCATATCCATAGGACTGTAGGAAGTATTAATACCATCACCACGCGTAGTTGGATTCATTTGCATGGTGATATTTTCAGGTAAATCCATTATACGGGTTGTATCGGTCATCTTTATATATTGAAAAATATCTAAAGATGTCTGGTAAAACGCAGAGTTAATATTCGGTCCAGGAATCATATTTTTACGGTTTGTTTTAGAGAATCGCATTTATTGGGTACCATTTCATATTGATAACAAAAGTCACCGAATCGAAACGTTTTACCGTCCACTTCTTGAATCACCGGTCCATTGAATTCAATACAAGAACCATCGGCACAAACTTGCCTAAACATCGTAGCCAACCCTAATCCCAATAAAAGGGAAATGAAAAATCGACCAGTGGCTGTATTTAATAATCGGTTTACTCTAAACATTATAAAACCTTTTCTACAGTAATACTAACTTATATAGTACTATTGTATTTTATTCAAAAGAAGTTCCCTAAAGTATTGCCATCTCCTCCTTTTGGGGGGTCGGGTGTAGTTACGGATTCACCTTGTATAGGAGTCTTGGATATGAATCCATCTTTAGGACATTGAACTTTGGTTTGTTTGTATTGGAAACAATTACCGGCTTGATCCTTATACTGTATGTGGGAAACTGAATCTGGTGTGGGATAGACGGTGATTTTCTTCTTATCTGGTGACATCACGTATACGGCGAATATCCCTAAAGCAAAACTTATTAGAAAAACCGGAATATTGATGTACTTTAGCAATTTCATAATTCTTCTTAATATACAGTAAAAAGATATTTTCGTATAAAAAGGATTTAAAGAATAAGGGTTATATTTCTTTGGAAAAGGTAAATCGTTATCTTTTGTGTTTTTGTTCAGCGTTTTTTCTTGTATGTGTGTCATTTGATTGTTGCAACCCCAAAACTATTTAGGTTAGGGCTTATGATTTCACATTAATAAACCCAAAAACAGTATTTTTCCCCCTTATCCGAATATAGCTCAGTTGGTAGAGCACCCGACTGTAGAGGTCGCAAAAAATAGATATCGGGTGGTCATCGGTTCAAATCCGATTGTTCGGAATAAAACTCCGACCGAGATAATATAACGGTTCACATTTTCTTCTAACCCTTTCCCTATTTGACATCAGTACCATACAACTACAATACATTTTTCGAACCCGCAAAAATCTGGAATCTGATTTAACCCTCCGAGAGGGAGGTTTGGCTCAAGGCTTCAAACCCACGATTGATAGAAAGAATTATAACAAGAAATATCTGACACCCAAAAATAACAAGAATATCAACCTATGTTGGTTTGGCGAATTATTTTGTGCTTTGACTTTATTTTTTGACCACATGGACCACAGTGATCTTCATTGGCGAATTATTTTGTGATTATACTGTACAATGAATTTGGTGAAAAAGTAGATCTGAATGAATTGTACTAATAATATGACAAAATTGTGGATTAATTGCCGCAATTATGAGTACAATAATACAAAGTAAAAGAATCGTTCGATTTATCATTATATATAATATAAATATTTTGCCCTTATAGCTCAGTTGGTTAGAGCGTGCGCTTAGTAAGCGTAAGGTCAAGAGTTCAAACCTCTTTAGGGGCTCATTTGTGTGCGTACGTACAGGATATAGTTTTCTGTATAGATGGTATAGAATATATACGATCTATAATGATTGATTTAAATTTAGGAAAATACTTTGCTAAAATAATGCCGAAAAATTTGGCAACCAAAGCATCGTCGTATAGTATTGGTACAGTACCAGTGGCTACAATCGGTTTTATTGGTGCTACTGCTGCTTTAATTGGTGTTGCCCATGTAATTGATCCAGGTGATAAAACAGAATCTACGGAAGAATCTTCATCATCGTCTACGTCTACTGTAGAAGAATCGTCTAAAGAGGATAGTGGTGGTTTATTTGGATTTATGAGTAAAAGTGATGATGCTCCTAAAGAAGAAGAAACACCTAAAGAAGAACCGGCGAAAGAAGAAGAAACACCTAAAGAAGAAACCAATGACGAAAATGGAGGATTATTTGGATTTATGAGTAAAAGTGATGATGCTCCAAAAGAAGAATCACCAAAAGAGGAACCACCAAAAGAGGAACCACCAAAAGAGGAACCACCAAAAGAGGAACCACCAAAAGA